GCGTTACTGCCATAGCTTACTTCTTTTTCTTTCTTCGCATAGTTTTTTTCTTTTTAGGTGGTCGACCTCTTTTAGTTCCGTATGTACCTTTACCCATTGGTGGCATTTTTTTCCTCCTTCTTTGCTTTGTTAACTCCTGCTTCCCCCATTATTCTGACCTGTTCTTTTAATTGTTTATTTTCTCTTGTCAGAGCTTTATTCACAACCCTAAGTCTGAACAACTCATCTTCTCCCATAGCCTCTGCTATGTCACTCTGTAGTACAACTACATTATCGTTGACTTGTTCTTGCTTTCCGTTTGAGTTCTCTGTTAAGTTTCTTTCTGTCACTTGCTATTCCTCCAAAATATATTTTACCTGTTGTGCTTTCACTTCTTTTTAATTTGTTAGTTCTTATTTCATTTAGTATTTTACCAACTTCTTTTTTCTGTTCCTTGTTCATTACTTTCTTTTTACCCTGCTCTCTTACTCTGGTAAGCCATGTTTCATGCGCCTCTCCTATCATAGTTTCAATAGCATTGGCTGAGTAGGGGTCATTAGGTATGTATGGAACATTATGTAACACAGACCTGCGTTCTGTAACTGAATCATAAAAACTAAATGATAATGATTTAATACTACCTGCTCCTTTCTCTCCCAAAAGAGTTACTCCGAGAGGTAGTATTAATCTTCTATCGTAAGTTTCAGACCCTACGAACTGCAATATTAAGCTCCTATGTTAAGCCATACTCCTGAATATTCAGTAGTTGCTCCAACAGCTACAACTCCACCAAGTATAAACTCAGCACTAGAGTCGTCTGCCACAACATCTACAGAACCATCAGTAGTAGAACCTGTCATAACATTTTTACCTAATACAACTGTTCCGTTAGTCAGAACTGATGCAAACCCTTTAACCTGATTCCAGAAGTAATAGTTAGCTGTAACATCACATCTTGGAACACCTGCAGCGATACCATCAATGTCATTAACATCCCAAATTTCTACACCATTGTGTGGGTTTTTAAGTAAACCAACTTGTGATGAAGTAGTAAGAGCTGTTGCTACTTTGTCTGTATCAAACAGGTTAATAGTTATGGTTGCGCCTGTTGATGCTGCAGAGTGATTTTTAATACTCCATGCCTGACCTTCGCCATCAGCATCATTTACAAACAGATAACCATCTTCATAAGTACCGACAGCTGTGCCTGTACCTGTGTAAGAACTTGATGCTGTTATTGCAGTAGAACCACCATTAGTAACTGTTAATTGAGTTGCTCCTGCTGATACTGCTGCTGCTACAGCTAAGTCCTTAATATGGTCTGATGCAGTTTGTGCCTGCATAGTTACCTTTCCAGCAGTAATTGCTTCGCCTGCATAAGCATAAACGAACTCACTACCATCTGGTAATACCATTCTAGCTCCGATCCTGTTCTTCTTTGTTGAAGAAGTAACTTTCTCATCGCCATATCGACCTTGTATTATTACTGGATATGCCATGATATCCTCCTATTTAACTGCTAGAGGTCGTGCCTCTAGGATCAACCGATAAATAAATTCGCATAAGCTCGGTCAATCGTTACACTTATACTGGAATACAGAATTACTCCTCAGTATCTACCATAGTTATTTCTTGAACTACAGGCATTTCCTTTGGAGTAACTTCTGT